ACTGATTGACTGTTTGTCACGTAAATTCCATTTGCAGGACGGGCGAGAGCTGAGCGTTTATAACGTAGTGATGGACTGTAACGGTCACGCATGGAAAGCAATGCTGGAATTCGTTGCGCCTTATCAGGGCTGGATTTATGCAATACGTGGCGAGGCCAACGGGAAAAATAAATTTAGAACCGAACTGACATTAACGCATAAAACCCATGCGGAAGCACATTGTGAATACCGCAGCCTTAATGTTCACCAGTTAAAAAACCGCGCTGCAGAGCGACTTAATAACGAGCTGCCCGGTAAGAATTACATTCACTTCCCGGTTAACGATACTTTCAATTTAAATTATTTTCAGATGCTTACTGCTGAGGAATTAGTGGGCAGCGGGAGCAATGTGAAGTGGAAGAAGAAACCGGGCCAACCGCGCAACGAGCCGTGGGATTTAATTGTTTATGTGTTGTGGCTTTATGATTTTTTACGTTTGGAAATTCAAGCTGCCAGCCTGCAATACCCGCTCGGCTTAGTTGATCCAGGCGTTATCAATTCAAACTTATCAGATGAACAGCCGGACTATTCAGATGATTATCAAACATCAGATTACGAGGCTTATTAATGACAATTTTAGCAACTACAGAGAATTTGTTAGCCGTCCAGAATGCCATCATGAAATTGGCATCCGGGCAAAGAAAAGTACGCTTTGAACACACGACGCCGACGGGCGAAAAAAGCGCTGTCGAATATTCAAATGTCAGTCTGCCTGAACTGCGCGCATTAGAAGTGCAGATGCAGCAGACACTGAGCCCAACACCGCTTATGCAGAGTGTTGATGTGGAGATTGATTTTGGCTAGTTACTCAAATGTTGCCGAATCAGCTCTGTTTTCAGATGCGCAGCTGCATGATAACGAAAAGAGCGAACAAGCGCTTAGAAAAGAGATCACCGCAAGTCACCATTTAATGCGCAACAATCCATTGCTTGGTATTGGCGCGCGACGTTTTCGGGCGTCATGCATAGGCGGTGGTGCAAAACCTATTTTTGACCCTGAGCTATTTGATGCAGATTTTACTCAGGCGTGGAAAGAGTGGAATATTTACTGCGACTTTGACGACAACACCAATTTTGCCGGGGTACAGGCCCTAAGTGTGATCACTATGTTGATCGATGGCAGTGCTTTTATTGTGCGCCGCCGAACGCTGGACAGTGTTCCCCTGCAGCTGCAGGTTGTTAGCCCGTTAAGCCAGGCGTCTGAACTGGAAAAGCCCGGTAAGGGCAATTATATCCGGGGCGGCGTTCTTTATGCTAAAAACGGCAAAGTAAAAAAATACGCCTTTTATAAATTACCGCGCGACCATCCGGAATTTGATGAAGAGTCGGTGAACTGGTTGCCAGCCTCTGATGTTATTCATCTTCGTGATGTTGTCCATGCCGGGCAAACCACCACGCAGCCGTGGATATCATCAGGCGCTGATTTTGCAAAACAGTATAAAGACAACCAAACCGTTGAAATAAAATCCCGCATGAAGCGTATCGGTCAGCAAGTATTTGCCCTGCGCGATGCGGCTCCAAATCAAAGCATAGGCGCTCCGGGCACAACAGAAAAGCAAGATAAGCTTGTTGTTAAAGCTGGCGGGGTGACATTCCTGAACGGCGTGAAAGAGCTTAAAACCGCTTCTCCCGCAGAAATAGCAGGGAACTATCAAGAGCACAATAATCAGGTTTTACGCATGATTGCAGGGCTACTTGGTATTACTTTTGAAATGTTAACCGGTGATTTAACTCAGGTTAATTATTCGAGCATTCGTGCGGGGATGATCAATCATCGCCGCAACATAGGTCAGTCGCGAGATATTACTTTAGAGCCTGGGTTTAACCGCATCATAGGCTGGTTTATCGAAGCGTATCAGCTTAAAACCGCTAAAGAGCTGCCGGATTATTTCGAAAACCCTTATCGGTATCTGGATCCAACCTGGATATGGCCCGAGTGGGAAGAAATTGATCCGCTTAAAGCGGCTAAAGCCCTGAAACTTGAGCTTGATAATGACATCACATCACTCGAAGAAGTCTCGAATGGCAGAGGCAAAACATTAGATCACCATCTTGATGGCGTAAAACGCAGTAAAGAGGCACTTAAGAAAAAAGGATTAACTAAAAATGAAACATCTGCTTAGTCTGATGATGAACGTTCCAATGCTGATGACGACAACCGCCCATCAAGCGAGTTTGGATCTCATCAATGAGTTTCACAAAAACCCCAAAATGTTTACCGGCGGCAGCAGTGACCGCAGTGACACTTTCTGTGATATGTCGGCGTTCGGTGCATTATCTCATCGTTTTAGCGGATTAGATGACAACTGTAATGAAGTGACCAGCTATCGCAGCCTGCGCCAGCAGTTACATAGCCTGGTTGAAAATCCCGACGTAAAAGAAATTTTCATTGAGTTTGACGGTCCGGGTGGCGAGGGTTCAGGTTGTTTTGATTTAGCTATGTTTATTCGCCGCATGGCTGAGCGTAAACCTATTATTGGCTTTATCAACGGCAACTGTTATTCAGCCCATTTTGGTTTAGCCAGTGCCTGCTCGTCGCTTTATATGACACCACATAGCTCAGCTGGCTCGATCGGCGCTATTTTAGGCCGGGCAGAAATTAACAGCGACAGATTAAAAATGACTTACTTCACCTCGGGCGAAGCAAAAGCAGACGGCGCGCCGCTTACCAAGCTTGAAAAAAGCGAGAGCGACCGGCTAACAAAAATGGTTGACGAAATAGGTTATTCATTTTGCAAACTCGTTGCTGAGCATCGTGATGTAAAAACCGATGATGTGCACAACCTGCAGGCCAACGTTTTTAACGCTCCGACTATGCTTGAACACGGTCTTATTGATGGAATTAAAACTGAAGAAGAGATTAAAACTATGATGAGAAATGCTACTCATGAAAAAATCGTGTCCGATGTAAAGATGGAGCACGGTGAAGCGGTGAGTCAATTAAACACGACCCACAGCGCAGAAGTGACGCAATTAAAAGCAGCACATCAAGCTGAAATTACATTGTTAAAAGGCTCTAACGTCGATCTTGCTCTGCAGAACGAAACAGGACAAGCAGAGAAAACTGAACTGGCTAAACAAATCAACCGGCTGGCAGTTTCTGCGGGTGTACCTGAATTCGCCGGAGCGCTTATTGAACAAGGTGTTTCGCTCGAAGTTGCTGCTGAAAAATTTAAAATTGAAGCGGCGAAAAAAGACGAAGAGTTATTATTAACGGGCGGATTAGGCTCGATTGACAATGACTCATTTGATATGCAAAAACTTATTGAGGATGCGTAATGCAAACGATTAACAAACCTGTTTCACTTGCTCTAAAACTGCTTTTTAGTCATGAGCGCGGTGAACTTTGTAATAAAACAATACCCGCTGCCGCTGACAAAGTGGAATTTTCTCTGGTCAAAAAAGATGGCACGCAAATCGACCCTAGCGTTGTAGATTATGACGGCACCGATGCTTATGGTGTGCATGTTGCTGCAGGTCAGGTTTATTGGGCTAATTCAGTGTTTAATCCCCTGTATATCGTATGGCCGGACGGCACCACTGAGCCACAAAAAACGCTGGTCATTGATCACCTTGAAAAATCATTCTTAATTATTAAACAGGACTAAGCAAAAATGGCAAAATTAGCAGAGCTTTTTGACCACGAAGCGTTCTCTCTGACTTCACTGACTACCGGCTACAATGCATCAACGCATGTTGATGCAGAAGTGCTGAATATGTTTGAAATTGAAAACGTAGAGAACCGCACTGTGATGATCGTTAAATCCGGAAAATCCCTGCAGGTATTAATGCCCGGTGAAATCGGTCAAAACCCAAACATTGACAAACAGGACGCTGAAAGCGCGGTACCCGTCGCCTTGATTCGTTATCCATTCGACACTAAAATTGTTGCCACTGATTTAAACCGTATTAACTCACTGACGGATAAAAAATTCAAAGCGACAGAGCTTGCCACTTTGGTTAAATCCCAGATGACCAAGCACAAATCAAACCACCGTTACACGGCCGCATTCACAGCTTACTCGGCACTCAAAGGTAAAGTGACCAATGCCAAAGGCACAGTGCTGGTTGATTTATTTCTTGCACTGGGCGTTACAAAACGCATCGTCGATTTAAAGCTGGGTACCGGCACCACGGACGTCCCTAAATTAATCAAAGATTTGCGCAAAGTAACGGTTAAAAATGCCAAAGACCACGGTCATTTGACTATCACAGGCGTCACCTGCCGGATCGGGCAGGACATGATTGAGCGCATTTTAAATCATGACAGCATCAAAGCATTTTACTCTGCAGAGATTCACGCAAAACGTGTCGTTTCATTTGCTGATGACCCTAGCAAGATCAATATTTGCGGCGTGACTTTTGTCACCGATGAAGCGGATGCCGTTGCAACAGCAGGCGCGTCTTTCCCAACGGGCGTCAAAGACCTTTTTGGTATGTTACGTGCCCCGGCTGATGTGATCACTGCGAGCAGTGCAAACAAGCGTGAATGTCATATCACCACCGAGCCGATGAAACACGACGAGGGCTTAGAGATTCGCTCCCGCGCAATCTATTTGCCGATCACCCGTGACCCAAGTTTATTATGTGAATTATTATCTTCTAACTAATAAGCCGGTCGATTAAAAGAAAATCAACACAGCTCCTTTATCGGGGCTTTGTTGTTTTAATTACCTAACAAAATTGAACCCAGTTTTGTTAGGTAATTAA